GTGGGAAGATGCGTGGCCAAGTTATTATAAATGGTGCCATCGTTTAGCAAGAAAAGAAAAATATTGGATTGATACTTCATATCCGTATGTTAATATCACTTTTAGTGCAAATCATAAGAACGGTATTATGACAACTAGAGAGATAGAAAGTAATTATCCGATAAAAAAGAAATGGTTTAAGAGAAAAAAAATGTGGGAACAACTTAGAGAAGTTCCTATTTCAAGTGCAATTAAAATTGGAGAATGGGCATGATTGAGAGGAGTTTTTTTGGATGAGCCTTAGAGATAATTTAAAACCATATACTATTGAAGCGATACAAAGATTAGGTGGTCGTGGTAAGTTATGGCAGATACGACACGAAACTATAAAAATTCTTGAAAGAGAGGGTAAACTTAGTTATGTATCCAGAACCGGCCCTCGTTTGTACCAGCAACGCTGGACACTAGAACTTCTAAAGGAAGAAGGAATTTTAGAAAACGGTGACGGATTTTGGAAGATGAAAAAAGTTTCAAATATTTTTGATAGTCAATTAAGAGGAGTTTTTAGGATGATTGATGAAAAAAGAAGACAAGATAGTATAAGAGTATTAGGTTTTGATCCATATGAACAGGAATACCAATCTCTGCCTATTACGGTTATAACCCCTGTAATGGCAGCGTACATTCTAAAATGGCACAATGATGATAATCGTAAGATTAAACCTTCACAAGTGAATCTTATTGCTAATAGTGTCAAAGATGATGGTTGGTTAGAGGATGGTGGAGCTCTTACCTTTAATAAAGAAGGTAACATTACAGAGTTTCAACATCGTCTTGAAGCAATTGTTAAAGAAGATGTTACTGTTCGGGCCCCTATTGTTCTTGGTGTTGAACCAGCGTGTTTTACTAAAACTGCTGCGCCAAAGGCACGGCGGCCAGAAGATGAAATCCAGAGGAAATATCCTAATGCGAAGGACAGTGAAATTACTGTTGTCAGAGAAATTCAAAAACGCCGTGGAGATGCACCACTTGTTATGCAAAATGCAATTGCACTGTGGGAACAATGGTACAAAGTTGTTCGTGAAGGTGATAAATTAATTGATGGATTTTTTGTTAGGGTTGACTTTTTTAGTCCATATAGAAGAAATTTCGCTGCGTGGGCATCATTGATGCATTGGCGTGGTAAGGGTCAAACTGTAACATTATTCTTGGATATGTTAGAAAGTCAGGTCTTGGATGATATTGGTACACGTTTAACTAAAGACTTTATGAAGATGACACAAAATACATTTGATATGACAAACGCCGGCCGGGCGCAGTTTGTATATTACATGTTATGTGTGTGTGCAGACCGTATGGCGAAATCTGCTGGTGGTAGGGTACAACTCAATAAGACAGTTGACCAGTTTAACCATGAAAGTCTCAAGAATGAGGGTACTTATAGGGATTTCTTGTTTAATGTTGATAATATCACAGCGAGTCCAGCACCTTGAATTATAAACCATACACAATGCAAGATGTTTATGATGCATCTGCACAAGAGAAGTTCAAAGTCATCTCCACCTTTGCGGGTGGGGGTGGCTCTTCTACAGGCTATCGTCTGGCAGGTGGTAAGGTTCTTGTCATCAATGAGTTTGTTGAAGAAGCACAGAGGACTTATGCTGAGAATTATCCTGACACGGTGATACTGCCAGGTGATATCAAAGAACTATCTGGCAAAGACTTCCTTGATGCAGCAGGTATATCAGAGGGAGAGCTTGATATCTTAGACGGCTCTCCGCCCTGCTCAGCATTCTCTGTCGCTGGTAAATTGTCACACAATGTACATGAGGAAGAACGTGTGGATTTGTGGGGTAATGTGACTGTAGAGAAAGTTGCTGGTAAACACTCTGATGGTTGGGGTCAAACTAAAAACTATTCTGATGGTAAAATGGTATCAAATATTGAAGACCTGTTTTTTGAGTTTCTAAGAGTTGCCAAGGATATCAAACCAAAAGTCATCATTGCAGAGAATGTCAAGGGTCTTACAGTCGGTGAAGCAAAAGAATATCTCAATAAGATACTCAACAAGTTTGAGGCCATTGGATATGATGTTACTGCTCAGGTGCTGGATAGTCGATACTATGGTGTATCTCAAACAAGGACTCGTGTAATTTTCATTGGTGTGCGAGAGGATGTGGCTGCAAAGGCTGGATATAACTTTATGAACATATCACAGGTGTTTCCTGAGCCAGACAGAGAAGTTATTCCTATCAAGGATGTAATGATTGACCTAGAGTATGATGATGAAGAGGTGAAGTATCTCACAGAGAAATTCACCAACACAGCATACTGGAAACAGACAGGCAGTAAGATGCCAGCTGATCCAGAAAAAGTTCTCACTGGTATGGATTACCACCCAAAGGGTCATCACTTCAATCTCAAGAGAGTATCACAATATGCACCAAGTCCAACTATTACAGCAATGGGTAGTGCAGATACAACTGCTGGTGCATTTCATTGGATTGAACCAAGGAAGTTGACATTAGGTGAATTAAAGCGTATAATGAGTTTACCAGACGATTTCATATTGACAGGAAAATGGAATCAGAAGGCAGAACGATGTGGAAGAATGGTGCCGCCTCTCATGATGAATAGGATTGCATCATCTGTTTATGAAAAAATATTGGAGAAATATAATGGCTGACTTTACATTTGCACATAGAGAAGAGGGCTTCGATGAACATATTGATTGGAGCATTCGTGGTTACAGTAATCTTTTAGGAGATGTAATTAATTTTTCTCGATATTTTGTAGAGGATGATACTAATGTGGTGGACCTTGGTTGTTCTACAGGTAAGACCACAGAGAAAATGTTGACGCACAATGCAGATCATTGCAAGAATGCAAATTATGTTGGTGTGGAGATTGCAGAAGGTTTCTATAAGGACTTAGATGCAAGACAAAAATCTTTACAGGAACGAGGAATTACCAATGTAGATTTTGTCAAGGGTGATGTGAGAGATTACGAATTCGATAACTGTTCGTTAGTAACGTCAATTTTTACACTACAATTTATGCCTAAGAAAGATCGTGAAACAGTCATCAGAAAAATATATGATGGCTTGAATGACGGTGGTGCATTTATTTTTGCAGAGAAAATATATACAGAGAATGCATTCCTACAGGACATGCTCACTTTTAACTACTATGATTTTAAGAGACAAAAATTTGACACTCAAGATATCATGGACAAAGAACAAACCCTGCGACACATGTTGAAGCCCAACACATGGAAAGAAATAGAAGAGATGCTTACCAAGTCTGGGTTTAAGAATGTTGAAGTGTTTTGGCAGAACTTCCTTTTTCTGGGTGCGGTTGCGATAAAGTAGAATGGATAACTTGATTAGAATATATGATAATGCTCTCAGTGATGATTACTGTGACTATCTTGTAGAACGATTTGAAAATTCTCCAGATCAGTGGGATGTGCAATCTTCAAGCTCATATGATTTTACACAGATTGATATGGGTAAGCATATGAAGTCTTGGAAAAAAGAATTCGGTGAATTGCTCAACCACCTTTTTGATTGTGTTGGAAAATACAAAGAAGACATTAATCCTATCTGGCCAGAGAAACATGGGTTTGAATCTCCTAGAATTAAACGTTATCTTCCAAATGGAACTGATGAGTTTCGCAAGCATGTTGATGTAAATTCATATGCTCATGCAAAGAGATTTCTTGTGTTCTTCATTTATCTAACGAATGTGGAAGAAGGTGGCGAAACGGTGGTTATGCCAAAAGGGTGTGAGCCAGTTGTTTCTCCTTGCAAGAAAGGTTCATTGATTGCATTTCCGCCCATGTGGACACACCCGCACATGGGGAAAGCACCTATCGCTGTTCCAAAATACATAGTAGGTTCATACCTTCATTATGCGTAAAAAACTACTTGCGTCTGGTTGCAGTTTTACAGATAATTGGTGGACAGAGAAACATGATATTCCTGTGTGGCCAGAGAAGGTTGCTGCAAAACTTGAAATGCCTTGCATAAATTTAGGCAAACGTGGGTTGGGAAATGATTACATACTAAACTCTGTTATAGACAAGCTCACTACTCATAGAGCTCAGGTTGGTTTGGTTGTTGTCATGTGGTCAAACTTCACTAGAATTGATTTTGAAGTTGAAGAGGATGCAGATATATATTCTGGATTACCGTGGACTTCCGTTATGAATTCCTCAAAAACACCAAATAAAAATGTTAGAGCTACTCTATCTTCGTTCATGAAAGATAACAATATCAATGGAACAGTGATACACAGAGAGCCTTTCAAAATTGAACATCTAGTCAAAAAATCACTAAGAACGTTCTATATGTTTCAAGAACTGATGTTGAGTATGAAGATGCCATATATTCAACTGGTAGGAACACAACCACTACCACCTTCGACATACACAGCAGCATCAAGATTTTTGATTGATAGTCCATACATGGATAAGATTGATAAGTCAAAATTTTTAGGTTGGCCAGTCTTTAAACCGATTGGTGGTTGGTGCGTTGACGATATTTTAGATAATTTTGATAATGTTAGGATCAGTGAAAAGGATTATCATCCGAATTGCCAAGGCCACGAAATAATTACCCAAGAACTCTTGACAGCAATCTATAAAAACTCTATCGTATAAATAGTTAAAATATTTGTACAGATGGAGCAATTGAATGAGTTTAAAGAAGTTTTCTGAACTTTCAGAAGCCCGTGGTGACACAGCAGTATTTTGCATTGGACGATTCAACCCACCGACTACGGGGCATGAACTCATGATAGATTCTGCTGCCAACATACAGTCAAAGTATCCCGGCGCTAAATTCTATGTGTTTCCTACGCACAGTCAAGACCCTCAAAAGAATCCACTACCACATGCTCTAAAAGTCGCATACATGAAGAAGATGTTCAAAAAATATGCAAGGAACATCCAAGTCAGTAAAGCGAGAAATGTTTTTGAGATGGCTACACTGTTGCACGATAAAGGTCATCGTGCGATTGTTCTTGTTGCTGGATCAGATCGTGTTGACGAATTTGATAAACTCCTAAATCAATATAACGGTGTAAAAGGTAAACATGGTTACTATGGTTTTGACAGCATAGAGGTAATCAGTGCGGGAGAGCGTGACCCAGATGCTGAAGGCGTTTCTGGTATGTCAGCTTCCAAGATGAGAGCCGCAGCAAGTCAAGGTGACTATGATTCTTTCAAGCAAGGACTTCCAACAAGTTTTAAAGATGGTGTAAAACTGTACAATGATGTTCGCAAACACATGGGTATTCGTGAAGAGCGTGACATGGGAAAAATGAATGACTATGAAGCTCTTAGGGATGCATATCTAACAGGTAAGATTTGGAACATAAATGATTTAGTAGAAGCTAATGGTATTGAAGGTCGAGTAGTAAATAGAGGAACAAACTACATAGGATACATGGACGGCAGTGGCAAAGTTCATAAAGCATGGTTACATGATATAGCTCTCAATGAAAGGAACTACGCCAAGGAATATCAAAACTATCATTCGCGGCCGGAACAGATTGCAAATCGTTCCTCAAGAAACAAAGCCCGTAGAGTTATGGGTGACAAAGTAGTTAAGGGTATGGATGTTGGCCACGCTGACAATAACCCACTGAACAATGACCCTGATAATTTACGCAATGAAGACCCATCTACAAACCGTAGAGAACCACGATTGCGTGAAGCAGAAGACCACAGAAAAGACTATGAAACATTTGCAAAAATGTATGCAAAGTTAAATAAAGCAGTGGATGATGCAAGTGAAGAATTAAAAAAGTTTAAAGGTAAAGGCCCTATGGGTTTGACGCCTGATAAAGTAAAGATTAGTCCAAAATTTAAAAAGGCAAAGGCAGACTATGAAAAAGCATCTAATTTAACTAAGAGATTTCTAAAGGGTGTTCCTAAAGACTTTCTGAAAAAATACTCACAATCAAGAAGGTTAAGAAGAGAAGAAGTTGAACTTGATGAAATGGCTTGGTTTAAGAAACTTAAATCAAAAATTGATCAAATGAGGCATCCCAAAGCTTACGATAATTTAATCAAACAATATGTTCAAGATGTGTCTGATAAAGTCGGTACACAAGTTAGAGATGCTGGTAGTATCAAGGTAAACAATCCGGCCGGTATTGCGACAGATATTGCAAATGAAGTTGGCATCAACCCAAGAGAGTTTGTGGAGTACATCAACATACTGGTTAAGAAAGGTGTTCTTCCAAAAGAGTTGAAGGCAGAATATAAAACTGAAAGTATTACATTCAAAGATTTGGTTAATCAGATCAACGAGGTCAAACAAGATAAAGAAATAAAAAGTAGAGAGGGATCACAGCCTGCAAAGTATTATGCAAAAGATACTGAAGGTGATGAAATGGCACCCTCGACCAAACAGAAACGTGCTGCACACTTCGCAAAGAAAAAGAAAGGTCCAGCGCCTGGCGATAAATCTGCGACAACTAAATCTTCTACTCATACCAACAAATTCAAACAGATGTATGGTGAGGCATTGCCTAAAAATGCAGACCAAGGAGATTATATTGATGATTTCCAAAAGTCAGATGCACCACAATTCAAGGGTAAATCCAAAGAGAAACGTAAGGATATGGCCATTGCTGCATATCTCTCCAAAAATGAAGCATATCAACTTGACGAAAAAATTGAGGGATTGGTTAAGAAAGCAGAAAAATCTGGTATGCCATACTCTGTTCTAAAGAAGGTGTATGATCGTGGAATGGCAGCATGGAAAACAGGTCATCGTCCCGGCACAACTCCACAACAATGGGCAATGGCAAGAGTCAATTCCTTCACAACAAAAAGTTCTGGTACTTGGGGCAAGGCAGATAAAGACCTTGCAAAACAGGTGGAACAGGTAGAAGAATCTGAATTGAATGAGTGGGGTGAGATCACAGAAAAAGATGATAAGAGTGGTAAAGAACTAAATAATCCTACAAAAGGCGATGTAAAAAAATACAAGGTTTATGTCAAAAATAAAAAGGGAAATGTGGTTAAAGTAGAGTTTGGTGATCCAAATATGTCTATTCAACGAGATGACCCAGAAGCGAGAAAAAACTTTAGAGCAAGACACAATTGCGATCAAAAGAAAGATAAGACAACAGCAGGATATTGGTCTTGTAAGTTTTGGTCTACAAAGTCGGTTTCTGACTTGATGAAAGGATAAGGGCATGACAAGCTATAGAACAACAATGCGTGAAGCACTGGAAACAATGAACGAGGATAATCTTGAGAAGATGCGTAAGGCTGCTGGTGGTGCAAAACAGACACTAAAAATGAAAGACGGTTCCATTGGTATGGACAGTTTTAGTGCTTCTGCTATCATGCAAATCTATGATAAGATCAATGACAAGAATAAAAAGACCTTTGAAAATATGATGAATAATGGTAAGAAGGCAGACATTGTGAAACTGCAAAAGTTTGCCATGTCCAAAGTCAATGCATCTTATGAAGAGTTTGAGGAAGAGTTTGAACTTGATGAAGGCACTATTTTGGTTGCTGATCCAAAAACTCAAAAAGTTATAAAGATTGATGAAAAGGATTGGCCAAAGTATGAGAAAAGGGGTTACGTTCAAGCAGAAGGTAATGAACTTGATGAAGCAAAGTATGAGCTCTACCACAAAGACTTCTCTACTGCCATGCAACACGCATATAAGATGGCAAAGAAACTTCATGGTATCACAGTTGACCCCAAAGAAATTGATGACAAGGTTGCATCTGGTCCCAAAAAACCATCAGAGGGTAAGACAAACAGTTATCGTCTGGAAGGTGACAAGGGTGCTATCCAAGTTCAAGTATATAACAAGGGTGGCAGTAAACCATATGAGCTGAACTTCTACAAAGAAGAAGTTGACCTTGATGAAGCACAAAAATGGGTAGTATATAACACGAATAACGGCAAAATGGAGAAGGAATTTTCTAATAAAATTCCAGCGGATCGGCACAAGGATAAGTTAAATAAGAAATATGAAGCATCTGGTAAACTTCCTTATCGTGTAATGCAAACCGAGGAAGTTGAACTCGATGAAGATATTGCTACGATGGCCATGGCGGTAATGGGACTTAATGCCGCTGCTTTATTGCCTGTTCTTTTTATGGCTGTGAGAGAAATTATTCGTGGCACACCTTTAGAATCTTCAATCAAAAATGTAGTTGACAAACTCAAAAAGAACAAGAACTATAAAATGTCTGATTCAGAAAAGTCTGATGTTACGGGGTTTGTGTCTAAAGTTAAGAAAGATAAACCAAGTCTTTTACAAAAAGCAGTAAAACAAGCCAAATTGAATCTCTTAAAAGATCAAAGCCATGAAGAAGTTGAAGAGGGTGCAGCTGCTGATGCTCGCCGTGCAATGCGTAATGATCCAGACATGAAACAACGTGCATTTTCAAAAGACGTTTCTTCCACTGATGATGACGAGAAGGCTGCATCCAAAAATATCATGATGCAGTTGAGAAAGGCTGTATCACTACGGTCCTATGATGTAGAATTTGCAGATGGTAAGAAACAGAAGGTCAATCAGAAGATTGCTCAGGCAGTCCAGAATAAATACAACTCAATGCGTAGACCAGCTGATAAAGAGAAGTTCCAAGCACAGATTGCAAAATCTTATAAGGACATGTTAAAAACAATTAAATCAGGTTATGGGGAACAAAAAGAATCCATCCTAGAAAAAATCGACAGAAAGATCAAGGAGAATAAAAATGGGTAAGAAATATTTGGAGACTAAAGGAAACTCCTTAGAATCTTCGATTCTAGGGATGTGGGAAGAAGAAGCTGATAGAGTAGATGGTCGCACAAAGTCATATAAGGAGCATCGTTCAAAACTTGAAGCTCGCCGTATCAAAGCAGAAAACAAAAAGAAATCTATGAATGAGGGTTCTAAGGAAGAATATGAGAAGTTCTTCAATAGCGCTCTTAAAAAGTTTAAGATTGATTCCCCTGCTGACCTCAAGTCAGATGAAGAGAAGAAGAAATTCTTTAACTATGTTGACAAGAATTATACAGGTGAAAAGGATGAGGAATTTGGCACTTTCATTAAGGAAAAAATGAAAGAAGGATTAGAGGATTCCCCTAATAAGGCAAACTCTCAACATCTGTGTGCAAAAAATGTTGTGCATGAAGAGTGGGGTGAAGGTCAACCTGTTCATGGTATGCACGCTATTCCTAATTCTGAAGGAGAAATTGCATGGTATGATGTGATGTTTGAGCATGGTATTGAGAAAGGTGTTTCTATCAACGAACTCAATGTTATTTTTGAAACTTCCCATGAGAACCATGATAAAGACGATGATGATAAAAAAATGTTGTCAGCGGGTAAAATGTCTCAATTGCACCAAATGATTAAAGATAAGAAAAGTGCAGAAGAGATTGCAAAGGCAATGAAACTGGATGTTAAAACAGTTAAGGCTCTCATGTCTAATTATAATATGGAAGAACTTGACCTTGATGAAGGCACAAAACAGGTTCTTGCTCATGGAGGCAAGGGTCAGTATAAAGCAGTTAGAGATGGTAGCATTACCAAAATTATGTATAAGGGTAAGGTAGTTGGAACTGCTGACTTTGACCGTGGTGCAGATAGTTTCTTCGTAAGTATGAAAGGTGAGAAGGGTCAGAAGTCTTTTGACGATGCACAGGCAATGGTAGATTATTTTGCGAAGAACAAGATTACAGAAGAATATGATCTAGCAGAAGGGAAAAAATATGAACACGGTATTGGTAAAGTTAATTCAGCGTTTGAGATTGGTACACCAGAATATCGTCAGCACACTCAATCAATCACACCCGGCCAAGAAATAACTGATTATCAAAGGTTTAAGGTTGAGTCCATGAAAGAAGCACTTGCAAAAGTGTGGGGTTTGGATGAGGCAAAAAAAGAAGAAAAGGACTTGACAAAGAAGGTCAAAGGTAGTACTATGACAATGACGGGTAAAAAGTCTGATGAAATTGACACAAAACCAGAGATTGACAAAGAAAAATAATGAAAACACTACAAAGCTTCATAGTTGCAGAAGCAGAAGATTTGCCTAATATCTATTGTGATTTGGACCAAGTTCTGGTTAACTTTATGAAGGGTGCAGAGGATGCCATTGGCGGTGACTTTGCTTCTACTGATAAAGATGAACGTTGGAACAAGATCAATCAGACTAAAGGGTTCTGGGCAAACCTTGATTGGATGCCTGGAGGCAAACGTCTGTATCAGTTTATTGAGAAATACGATCCTTATGTTTTGTCTGCTTATTCTGGGCGTGATCCAACGTCAAAGAATGGTAAGATGAAATGGTTGGCTAAGAATACCAACTGGAAAAAAGGTCGTGTCAATCTGGTTAAACGAGCAGATAAAAAACTATATGCTACAACAGACGGGAAACCGAATGTTCTAATAGATGACTATATAAAGAATATAAATGAATGGGAAAAGAAGGGCGGTATTGGTGTTCATCACACAGATGTCTCCAAAACCATTGGTGAATTGAAACGTCTAGGGTTTAAATAACATAAATAAAGAAAGAAACTAATATTCTTGCAAGAATAAAGGAGAAATACAATGGGTTTATGGGGAAAGAGCACTACTGCTGAAAGTCGTCCCAAGTTCCTACCAATTGATTCAAACGCACAGGGATCAGGCGGTTCACGACAGGATGCCATTGCCGTATCTGGGGGTTGGGCCCTTTCGCCTGGCCACGGTAACTCTGGTAATGATAATAAAGCTGCACAACCAGAAGTTTTGGTTTGCATAAGGAATTTGGCCGAAGTTTTCGGTTCTGCTACACCAATCTCTATCGGGTTCACTGAAAGCGAAGTTGCTAACACAGGAACATTCGATATTACTGTCACGTTTGACGAGGCGATTGATGTTACATCAGCTGCTTGGTCTGCTAACCAAACTG